TGTTTTGTCTGCAACTAAAAATCTTTTACCATTAACTTCTGTCATACCTGCAACAGCAGTAATTACTACTTCATCACCATTTGAATATCCATGTGAGTTAGCAGTTACTACCGCAGGGTTAGCTTTAGTAATACCTGAGATTACTTTGTCTCCTTCTAATACTGAACCATTGTCTTTATAGACACGAATTTTAAGATTAGAAAACTCTAACATATAAGTTTGAGTAGTAGAAAATTCAAAAGGAATAAGTCTAGTTTTATTATCGCTATCTGCAACTTCTGCAACAAAAGATGTTCCTGGTCTACGAGCCGCAGCACCATGAGGATATACAATTAAATTTTCTAAAGTTTTACAACCAGATGAATATTTAGTAAGATCGTTACGACCATCTAATCTAGGAGATAGTTCTCCTCCTGTAAAGTTGGTAAGTTGTACCGCAACTCTAGCCATAAATTAAAACCTTGAATTTATAAAAGTACCAGCGTCAATAACATCTGCCATTCCCAAATCTTGTGATACATTTTGACCTTCTGTTGAATCTACAAATCTAGCATCTCTTAATTTACCTTGAAACAACTCATACATATTTTGTGCAACAGGATTAGAGGAAGTAACTCCATAAGCAATATCAGCACCCAATGCAGCAGATAAAGTTTCTCTTAATAATTCATCGTACTCATTAGGATCAGTAACTCTTGATACATATAAAATTTTCATAGAAGAAGTATTGCTTAATACTTTTCTACCTTCTACTTTGTAATTAGAATCATAATCTAAAATAACTAACAATCGTAAGCAGTCTGAAGGTAAAGTATATTGATACTTAAATCCCCATGCTGGAGCTGTTGAGTCTGCAGCTAGTTCTACTCTTTTTTGTAAACAGTTCCAAGGATGAGATCTGAATACTGCGTCTCTTACTTGGGTGTATCTTGAATTGCAAAGTCTACCATTTTTTGAATCTTCTGATAGAGATAAAATAGTAGTAGCTCCTAATTGATTTAATGCTCCATTACAAATATCTACGATTGATGCCATCTATTTTTTCTTTGCTGTCTTTGCTGATCTTTTAAAATTTGCTGCGGTTGGAGATCCTTTAGATCCTGGCTTTCTCATTTTTTCATTTGAGCCAGCTTTAATTCTTTTTCTTTTTGCGTGAATGTTTGCGTATAAACCTTTTTTTGTCATAGCTATTCCTTTGTTATATATTTTCTTCTTATCTTCCTATTGGTCATCCGTTGCCAGATTTCCGCTTCGGTTCTCTCATTATGAATATCAAATCCATTATGAGCAGATGAGCTGTGTTTAAATCTGTCTACTAAAACAAATCTATAAACATAATCATCTTTCTTAAAATGTAACACAGGTTTGACTTCTTTCAAATGTTTCATTTAAAGAAAGATGGGGGATTACTCCCCCACCTAAACTGATTAGTAATTAGCTTACTATGTAAGTAATTACTCCGTTTACATCATCGTCATTAGCTAAAGCGGCTACGCTTTTAATTTCAATGATAACTCCATCTTTACTAGAGAAAGTATGATTACCACCAAGCAACTTAGTTGCAGCAGTATTACCTTCCATAGTTTGATAGCCAACAGTGTCAACGTCTAATCCGTCAACCATACCATCAGGATCAGCAACTACTGTTGTTCCCGATGTATTTTCGTATGCTTGCCAACCTATATCGATTGTTGCTGAACTAGCAACAATGTTACAATAAAATCTAGATAAACCACCTATGATTTTAACTGTTCCTGCTGGAAGTTTTCCCAGCACGATTTTAGATCCAGCATCACCGACACCATCTTGGTTAAAAGAAAAAGCTAATGTTCTTAACTTACCTGTATTACTTACAGCACCAGCTTTGACTAGAGGAGTAGCGATTGTAGCAGCGTACTCAGTACTATTTTGTGTTGTTACAGCCATATTATTTATCTCCTATTATGCTTCTTGACATACTATACCAAGAACTTTTGCTTCTTCCATTCTAGTAGCACCGATTGTTTGACAATAATAAACTTGAGTAGCATACGATTTGTCTGCTCTTTCGTCTATTCTAGCGGAAACATCTTTTCCGATAGCAAGTGTGATACCATCCTGTGCGAAGGCTATACAAGTTCTGTCATTACCAGATTTTGCAAGTCTATTTGATACAGTAAAGTTAAAACCAAGAAACGAGTTAATTTCACCCTGTACTAATGCTTTTACAGTATTGAAATCTGAACTTGTTACCTCAGTTGTTGCTAAAAGGTTTGTGATCTGTTCAGGTCCTACAACGATGTGTCTAGGAATTGAAGGATCAACATCTCCTAAATCAAAAGTCTGCTTAGCAGTTCTTAATTTAGCGATTGTCAAACCAGCTCCACCTGCAGCGATTGCAGTTTGAGCAGCAGTTGAAGTTGCACCTGTTTCGCCAGTAAAGGCATTTGCAGATGCAGCAGTTATGATTACATCATCCATTGCTCTTCCCATTGCCATTGCAGCAGCTTGAGCGTAAGATGAAGTTGGATCTATTAAAAGACGTACTTTGTCTTGTTGATCAATAAGATCAGCATATTCATAATCTGCAAGTGATACTCTTCGTCTTGAATGAGGTGTATCTATTTGCGGAGTGTCTGAATGTCTGCTAGTTTTTAACTGAGCAGTTACTGAGCCAACTTGATCAAAGAAAGCATTTTTTCCTACAACGCTTTCAACTCTGACTTTGTCTCTTAATAATGATCCCATTTGTTGAGAAAGCATTTGAATGTTAGCAGAATACTGCTGAACAAATGCTGTAGTTATTTGTGATGACATATTTGTCTCTCCATTATTAAAGTTAGATATTAATAATCCACATGACTATTAATAAAATTAAAACAGAAAGGTTCTCCATCAGAATTGATAGGCATTTCTTGCATTTAAAGTCTGTTAGACTAGAGTCTATTCCTTCTTGTCAGTAAGGTTCTTTCGAATTGTCTTACCTTTAACCCATTTATAATAAATATCTGCAGTTGGCAAGGGATTTATTTTATGGTTCTCAGAACCTGTTTCCTTAACCAACCGCAATATTTCTAATCTAATTTCTTGATCGTTTAGATTGTTATTCTGCATTTGCCATTTCTCTTAATGTATACACTTGTTGAACAACCTTATCGTGATCTGGGTGATTTTTATTCCAGTAAGGACCATTCGTATCATTAGTCAATGTACTTATTTCTGATTGAATATCTTTCATGGTATCTACATTTTCGCTTTCTGTAGAAATAATTTTATCTTCAGACATCATGCCAGCAATTTTTGCAAATCCTTTTATAATTTCTGGATGATCTCCCACTCTTGTTCCATCTTGTAATTGCATATCCAATACATCTGAATTAATATTTGCTTTAGCTAATGCACCAGCTTGTTTAACTTTACCTTCAAAGTCTCTACCCCACTCTTGTCTTAGCTGTTGTTCAGCTTGAACTTGAGCAGTTTCTGTATCAATCTTTGATTGCTGTGCAGTACCTTCCATATTATTTTTATAGAAATCTAAAATACCTTCAGCCTGCTTATTATTCAAACCTAATTTGTGAGACTGTTCTGCAAATGATTTAATTGCACTTTCGTCAAAATTAACTACATCAGATTTAACATCTAATTTATATTGATCTGCTGTTTCTGGTCTACCTAATTTTGAATATACTTCACTCCACTGATCTTCTGTTGAGTTGTTATTAGGAATAACTACTTTGTCTTGACCAATCATTTTAGTTGCGTTGATGTAACTTTTTGCTAGTGCATCAATCTCCGTAAATTTTTCTATACTAGGATCGCTTCTAAACTCTTCACTAATAGACTCTTTCCAAGAAGAGGGTGTTATGGGTGTATCTGATTTTGCAACTGTACTAGGTGTTGCTGTTGGTTGGACTGTTTCTGTAGATGGTGTCGCTGTTTCTACAGGCACAGTTTCCTGCGTTATCTGTTCGTTTGACATTATTATTTTCCTTTTTCATTATCATTTTGCAGCATTGATTTTATAAATAAAAGAACGCTGCGTTGTCCTTCCATATATGCACTCTCATGGCTATCTCCTTTAATATTAGTAGTAGCGTGGTAGTGGCATCTCTTTTCTAAATCAGATAAGACTTCTTTGCCTTCATCTGTATTGAATATAAATTCGTAATTTTTTTTTAACTTTCCAATTAATTGTTCTAGTTGTTTACTTGCTTCCATGTTTTTTCCTTTCTATTACTCTTCTGGGTTTACTAAAGCCTTTGCTTCCTCTGGCAATGCTTTTGCCAATGGTGCTATGTCTCCTCCTGCTTGTGCTACTTGTTGCATTTGTTGCATTGCTTGTTGCTCTTGAGCTTGTGCTTGAGCTTGTTGTCTTTCAGAGTTTACTTGGTTCTGTGATTTTAATAATTTTTGTGGCATACCAACTATGTCTGCTAAATGTTTTACTAAGTTATCAAAATTAACATAATCAAATACTGGTGCTACATTTGCTAGTGATCCTAATATTTCTATTGCTCTCATAATAGATTGTAGCTCTGAAGATTTTTGTGCTTTAGCAAGTGGAGATACATATTCAATTTCTACATTTCTTCCAGATAAAAAATCTGGTGCTTCTGGTAACATATTATTACGAAGTAGTATAGCAAACACTCTATCAATTAATGGTTTTAATAATTCTGATTGCAGTCTACCAAGAACAGGACCTAGCAGTCTCATTTTTTCTTCGTTTCTTTGGATGACTTCTGTTGCTGTCATTTGAGGACCATTCTGCATCATTAATTGGTTTACATAAAACACAGCACGAATAGCATCTCTTCTTTGCTCTTCCATGTTTAATCCTAATGGATTGTTTGCACCAATGTTTAAAGGTTCAATTCTATCTCTTGTTCCAGATCTGTAGAAGTTAAGTCCACCAGGAACAGTTCTTACAGGTAATAAAAAACCATCATCAGGCACTAACAAAGGAGGATCAACTTGTTTCTGTGCTGCTTTAATAGTGGTCTTAGACATTTCATTTAACATCTTCACGTCAGGCAAAGCAGTCATCGCAGGAGATCTTCCGTAGATTTCATTAGATGCTTTTAAATAACGAGGTACTACAAAAGGAAATTCTTTAAATCCAGAAACAGATAATTCGTTTCCATTTTTATATTCTATGTAAACAGATTCAAATGGCATATTAGCTTTATCTTTTTTCTTAGGATTAAAATCAGATCTTGGATAAAGTGCGTGGATTAATTCTACTTCTTGGTAAGGATCTTTTTTTGACATTGCCATAATGTCTGGAGAAACTTTGTCTCCAAATTTTTGCACCGCACCTCTAGCAGAAAGTTTAAATCTTCTGTATACTGTATCTACTCTTCCCTTATCG